TGATATCTTTGAATATGTTACGGACATGGACGGCACTAGACTGCCTTGATCCTCTACAGTCGTAACAAATCTTAGGACTGGTTCTAGCGTGTCTAACCTTCTTAAGAGGACTGCCACACTCGTAGCAATTCTCATAGTTCTCTCGTTGCACAACTTGATGCATACTTCTCTCCTTTTTTATTAAGATTCCTGGTGGTTTTTAGGATACTCAGAATATCTCTGACTGAGGCAAAAGCCTTCCTGTGTCTCGGTTGTAGGAGACACCACCTGCATGGCCTACTTCACCTGTAAACCTGTTTTTAAGGACATGTATGAAACGGCTATCACCGTCACTGTCCTCAGGGTCAACCTGTAAGCTCAGGCATATGTCACTCAGTTGAGCAATGGCATGTGAGCCTCGTAACTGACCAAGTCTAACCTTGGCTCCATCCTCATGGCCTTTGTCACCCTCAGGTCGTCTGAGATGTGATACAAGTATAAGACCTATGTCTAACTCTTGAACTAACGTCCTGAGCTTAGTCATGGCACGGTCAATCATTTTACGTTCATCACCGTTGTCCATTCCTGATATCATAATTGATATGTGGTCAAGAATGATCCACCTTATGTCCAAGGCCTTAGCCATATACTGTATACGTTGACATATCAGCTCGACATCTGAGGAACCAAAGTGATCATATAAAAACACCTCAGCCTTATCATTCACCATATCGTCATAGGCCATTTTAACTTCTTCTTGGTTAGCAAGTGACCTATCAACGGTTATGTTTTTAGACATATGAATACCGACTAAACCAAGCATGGTTCTACGGTTACTTTCCTCTAACATAATCATACCTATCTTTTCACCACTTTGATGAAGAGCATAAGCAATCTCACGAACTAAAGTTGACTTACCAATTCCACTACCTGCACAAACCGTGACAAGTTCAGAAGTCCTAAGACCTTTAGTAATGTCGTTAAGTCGAGGGTAGGGGTAGCTAACAAGTGACTGCTCGTCTTCTCGGAGCATCTCAGACTTTAAGTCATGAGAACCTATGATACCATCAGGCCTAAATGATCTAGCCTGAAAGATAGCAGTAATGATCTCACCTGCCTTACCCTTCATAAGACACTCATTGGCATCTTTGTAGGGTAAATTAGCTAACTTAACTTTACCAACAGGCAACAACTCTGCTGCGATGTGAACTGCTTTTTGACCTGCATCATCCATGTCGAACATAAGGATTATTTCATCAAAGTTGTTGATGTAATCCCAATTCTTCTTGATGCTTGAGGCTGCAGATGCTGCACCTGTCGGTAAAGATACCGTTGCCCACTTATGATCTTGAACCTGAGAGATTGTCATTGCATCTATTTCACCTTCAGCAATAACTAACTTCTTTCCTGTAGACCATAAATGTGAGCCATATAATGTCATTTTACTAGCATCACCTATAATGCTAAAATTCTTATTCTTATCCCTGACCTTTTGAGCAATAGCTTTACCGTTCTTATCTCTGTAAACGGCAAGCTCTAAGTTCTTATGGCATAGGTAGCCAAACTTCCTACAAGTCTCCTCATTTAATCCTCTGTGTTTGAGGCTTTTAACTTCACCCTTGAGTAATTCTTTTTGGAAGGTATTACTTTTGGGCTGAATTGTTTTGAGATCAACTTTTTGGAGTGAGGGTTGGGTGGTTTTATTACACGAGTAACAGTGGGTGTGTCCGTCATCATAAACTCCTAAGGCATCGGAAGAACCACAGTCGTTGCATGGTTCTTTCCTCAGCTCTACTGATTTGTGTGCCTCCATAATTATCTCCTTTAGATTAAGTCACCATGCATACCCATTTGAGGAGGATGGCCTTCCTTAAGCCACTCCTCAGGGATAGTACGGTGAGCAAACTTAAAACCATTTGCCTTGCAGAAGTCTGCATATGTAGTTTTTGATCCCTTATAGATTTTTGAGTTTTGATTTGAGAATACAAACCTGATATCGATCTCAGGGTGTTGTTGTTTAATCAATAGATGTTTCTGTCTATCGGCAGTAACAAAACGACCCTTAGTTTCGACATAAAAAAAGCCACCAATCTTAGGTAGCTTAAAGTCAGGAGTGTATGTGCTTTCACGAGGAGGGTGGGTGTATTTGATCTTATCAGTTTCATAGAAAACCATTAAGTCGGCCTTGCTAATCTGTTCACTAATCTTATCTTCTAAACCTGATCTGTAACCTCGTAGTAAAGCACCTCTAGAAATTGTACGAGGAGGCACCTGTTTCATCTTCCTTTTCGTTTTCACTAGTACTTTCATCTTCAAACTCCTCAGTAGCTACATAACCATCGTCCTCAGCCTCAAAACCATCTAATCCTGATCCTGTTTGGCTAATAGGTTCAATGATTTGAACTTTAGTTAATCTTAATGAAATGCCGTTATTCCCTGTCACTGTGTAAGGGCTAATAACACCACCTATTTTAATTATTGAACCACCGAAGATGTTAGGTGGGTTGTTGACTACACCACCCTTTGAATCAAAGTACTTAGGTTTAAACTTAGACTTAGCAATAATAGCCATCATACCTGTTTCTTCATCAATCTTGTAAGGCATCCTAGCTCCACTAGCCTTTTTGCCAAATTCATCTGAGGCAATCTGAGTTAGTTGATCTATAAGTTCCTTAGCTTGATCCTGAGGAACAAGTAAGTTTGTCTTGTAAACACCTTCAGCATCAAACTGAGTGTCTGCTTTGTTTAACCAAGGGTACTGAGCAGTTCCCTTATGTGTTACAAATAGTTGTCTTTTTTCTGCCATGTGCAGTCTCCTTGTTTTTGGTTGTTGTTGTTGTTTTTTGATATTCAGAAACATCTAATCCGAGTTTCTCTGCCTCTTTTAAAACGTGCTTGGGTATCTCTTGGCCTTTTTCATGGCAAAGATGAGCGATCCCAAGCACCCTTTCTCGTGGGTGCATGAGTTAACCTTTCTTGAAGTTGGTTTAGTAGTTTCTCAATGGGTGGACACTTGTCGGTCAGCTAAAGCAATATCGACTGTTTTTTATGTCATCTAAAACAAGTTTGCCCTTCTTAGGAATTGAGGGCAGGTCTACCTTAGAGGCATCCTCAAACTGTTTTATGTTGTAGTTTAAAACTGTCTGATAAAGGCAAAAGTTATCGTAAATTTCAATAAAGGAACTTCTGATGATTTCATACAGTTTTTGAGTGTCTGCAGCAGTGGTTGCAAAACTGTCATGGATCAGGAAATAATCTTGTATATTCTTCTGTAATCCATTTAATACAGTTAGCAGTAAGTGAGCTGCATCCATTGAGTGAATCACGTTAGGTGATACTGCCGAGGCTGACTTAGCCTTATCAACTGTTCTCAGTGGTTTATCTCGTAGTGATATCTGACTACGGACATTCTTAAACAAGGTTCTGTCATAAAGGTAAACCTTGATCTCCTTGGTGGTAAACTTTGTGTAACTTTGTACAACAGGAAAGCCGACAGGTGTCGTCCACCTCATATGCTTATTCTCATGAGCCAATAGCCTAGCTAAAGTCTTAAAAAACTTCATACCTTCTGAGGCACCTGTAATAACTTTATTAACTGCTTTCCAATTAGCCTTTGCTAAAAAGTTAGCTGCAGCAAACCCCTGATCGTCACCAAATGGGTGTTGATCATATTTACCTGCAAGTACATCGTCAGCTAAAGGCCTCATAGTGTCTTCAATAATTTGATCTTTAAAACCAAAAACCTCACTTGAGTAACCAAATGTCATGACGTTACGTTTAACTAACTTACGGTTAATACCAAACTTAAGCCAATCTCTAGCTAGTTGTTCGTCACTTTCTGTAAACACCTTTGATACGACATCGGCAACTTCTTGATAAACATCTTGAGGTTTACTATTAGGAACTAGATTAACTAATGAACCATCTTTTTCCTGACGACTAGCTGCTGAATAATGTTGAATGCCACTGTTAGAACCGTCTAAAGATATTGGTAGTCCACTTAGAGAACCTTCTCCTTCGACTAGGTACTTAAAGTATGCCTGACATGCAGCTAGAAAACAAAATGGTTTATCTGCTTTAGACCAATAGTCAAAAGTAGACTTATAGTCCTGAGCAACCTCGATAATCTTTTCAGCATTATCATTGACCCACTTTATCCTATCTAACATAGGTTTCTTAGATACCTTATCAAAATCACCTGTGTTTGCCACTTGTATAGCTATCCAATAAAATGCCTTGTCATCGACC